TTTAGAATACAAATCTGATGAAGTATTAGCCCCTGGTCCTGTATTAGAATATGAATACAAAGGCAAAAAGAAGCATTGGATAACAGACTTTTTGCTCCTTCCTTATAATCTAATTATAGAAGTTAAAGATGGAGGAAAAAATCCTAACAATAGAAAAATGGTTGATTATAGAGCTAAACAAGAAGCTAAAGAAAAAATGATAACTAATCTTGGGACTTATAATTATCTAAGATTAACTGATAATGATTTTTCTCAATTGCTGTCTATCTTAGCTGAGCTTAAGATGAATGCAGTAGAAGATAAAACAGAAAATATTTATAGAATTAATAAATAAGGAGTATGAATATGAATTTTCTTGTAGACTCTATTTCAGACTCTAATAATATAGAGAAAGTTTTAAAAAAAGGACAAAAAGATTCTAGTCCTAAACTTAGTAGTTTATATAGAGAGTATGTAGATGGACTAAAGTCTTTGATAATGAAATACAAAAACAAAAGTTCAGTTGCATCTAGATTAGATCTCGATGATCTTAAGATAACTCATAATTTAAAAGTTATGAAAAATTTAGATAGTGATTTTTTAAAGAGAATGTTTTACATGATACTTGTAAATAACAAAGATAAAAAATCGCAAATTGAATTTATAAAAAAAGAATGTGAAGATAATAAACTTTTTGCAGGAAGATACTATGAAGCACCTGATCTGATGAATGGTATCCCTGTAGTAGAAATCGATGTACAAAAGGCTTTAACTATATTTACAAAAGAAGAAATATGGTTAAATGGTATAGATTCTAAGACTAATCTATTTATACCCCCTAGAGAAATGGGATATGGAAATGAAAAACTAATCAAACATTTAAAATCTCAATCTAAGTATTACAATAAACATAAGTCTATGACAACTTTAAATGTTGTAAAGTTAATAGAAGATTATGATCAAAAGGTATATGAAGAGATTACAGATCATCATAATAATAGAGCCAAACTTGCTAAAGAACTAGAAGAGAATTTTAAAAGAGCTAAAGAAAATAAAAAGAAAGTTATTGCTAAAATAAAGTCTAGTAAAGATGAAGAATATAAAACGAAACATAATAAGATCTTAGAAAAGGTTTCTAAAGAATATCTAAATCTATATGTATCTATAACTAAATACATACGGAGATATAATATAGATACAGCCTTATTGTATAAAGAATATATAGGAAAGGGTAATTATATTATAAACTTCATATATCAAGACGTAGTTAAAAATAATGAAAGATATTTATAATCTAATAACAATATGAGGTATACAATATGGGATTATATAGTAAAGAAAACGTATTACTATCAGAAGAAGTAGCAATGCTTCCTTCTGTATATTATAACGTTATAAATGAAGAAGATATACCAGATATAAATGATAGTACAATAAAAGGGTATTTAGATAACCATGATGATATGATGGGGTTATCAAAACATCCTAAACGTATGGAAATCTTGAATAATTTCTCACAAGCAAGAAAAGACCTAAGAGGAAAAGGTCTTGCTGATATAAAGAGAGAAATAAATAGTAGACCTAAGACTTGGCTTGCTTCTAAAATTGCTAAATTCAGAAATCTGTATACTAAATTTCTTGCTGAGTTGAATAAGGAAAGAGATCTTAGAAAGCAAAATCTTATTAGAAAATTCTTAAGAGTTATATTAAGAATTATAGATTGGATTGCTATAAGATTACAGAAACTTGCTAATCATGTTGGTAAGAAAGATGATAAGTATTCTGTTAATCATATCCTCTCTTATCAAAATAAGAAATATAATGGTCAATTAAGTGCTATAGAAAAATCATATAATGTAGCACTTCCTACAGTATTAAAGATTGATGATGAAGAAAATTTCAACAAGGGGCTAAAATACGGTTCCAAACCCAAGAGATAAGAGAATACTAAATATTGATTTTTACATCATAATAATGATTTACTATACTTTTTTAAGAAAAGAGGAAATTATAAATGGCAACAGCTAAATATAAATACGTTAAAATGGTAGCTCCTGGTGGAGCAGTTTTGAACTTTATTGGTATCGCTGGTACAACTCCTGAAGTTGTATTAAGCACAGACTTGATTAAGAAATGCATCAAATTAGGTGTAGCTGTATTCGAAATCAAAGAAACTGAAGAAGAAATTCTTGGTACAAAACAGATTAAGAAAGAATTCATTCCTTTGACTTTGAAAAAAGAAGCAGAACTTAGTGAAGCTGAAAAGAAAATTGGCTTTAAAGAATTTGATGGTGAAAATGGTGGTAAAGCCGTTGATGAAGCTAAAGTTAAACCCATTCCTGATTTAGAAGAACAAATCGCTAAAAAGATGAAAGATGCTAATGATGAATTTGTTCGTCAATGCATTGCTAAATTTGAAAAAGAAATCAAAGCAAAGAACGAAGCTGAATTAGATCAGGATAAAGATCTTACTGAAGCTGAAATTGTAGAAAAGAAAGCTAAAGCTCACTTCAAAGCATATTTTGAAGATCTTAAAGCTAAAGAAGAAGCCGCTGCTAACCATACAGAACCTAAGACTTCTTTTGATAAAGGAACACGTTATCGCCGTATCTCCGATTTAGTAAAGTTTAAAGAAGAAGCAGCTGCAACACCTGGAACTGAATCTTCTACACATACTTCTAGCTCTGAATCTTCTACACATAGTGCTACTCAGCCTGTATCTGGTGATCCTCAAAATTCTGCACATTCTGGAATTGGAGAATCTCAAGGAGGATATTCAAGCTCCTCTCAAACAGGTCCTCAAGCAGCACATGGCGATCAAGAAGCCCTTTAATATATAGGATAATATAAAATGAGCTTATTTATAAACAAAGAAATATCCCTCTTCCAAGAAGAGGGATATTCTCCAGATAAGTATTTCGAGCCAGATGTAAATAGTAATATTTTATCTCCTAAATTTAACTTTACAAGAGCTCCAGAAAATAAAGAAGAACGAGATAAATGGGTAAAAGTAGCTAGAGAGAATATCTTAGATATTGCTGGTACTGCTAGAATATATGATGGTGAAAACGGATGGCTTCAAATTGGTAAATATAAAGGATCCTCTGTAACCAGATATAATCCAAATGAATTAAGTATGAGCAAGAATGAAGTAGATAAGTATAGTAAGAAAGCAATAGATGCTATCAAAAATATTTCTAATCTAACTGTTCTTGAAAAGATGAAATATTGGATAGAATCTAAAGTAGAAAAGTATAAGCTTTTTATTAAAAATAAGAAAAAAGAACTATTTGCAAAGAAAATATTCGAAACTGATTCTATATTTGTTAAAATATATAAAGCATATGAACTTCTTATAGGCTATATAATAAAAATATTTTTAAAGATAATAGGGTTTATTGTTTCTATGATAGCTAAAGCCCATCGTTATGTAAAGGATAAATATTATAATAGCAAGTATAAGAACGAATTATCTGGTTCTAATAAAGGTAATATTAGAAATGAAATAGAACGTAGAAAAGCTGAAAATGAAGTAAAATATAGAACAGATGTACTTGCAAAAGATAATGATTTAGAAGTTAAATATAGTTAGGTGGATAAATTATGGGATTATTTGTAATCAATGAAGATAAAGATATAAAAGTTTTATCAAATCTAAATGACGATGAACTGTATGATAAATCATCTAAAATAGATTTGAGTAAAGAAGAAGGGTTACACAAATTTGTAAATATGGGTATAGAAAATTTATTAAAAATAGAAAATACAATGACCCATACCTCTGAATTTAATCCTAATGAAGTATATCTGAAAAAAAAAGAAGCAAATGAATATGGTGCTGAAATTATTAAATATATAGGAAAAATGTCAAATCCTACTTTTTTAGAAAGATTACAACATCGTATAGAAAATTATATTACAAAATTAAAATTAAAAACAATCAATAATGCATTTATGGTTAAATATGGCGATGAAGCTATAGGTAAAAAAATTATAAGAGCTATAAAAATAATAAGAGATTTAGTATTGGAAGTTTTAAGTAAAATACTTAGAGCTATTGTAAAAGCATTGGCAGTGGCTCATAGATTTATTAAAGATAAATACAACAATTATAAATATAGAAAAGAAATAAAGAAGTATGATAAAGATTCTTTAAATACAGCAGTAGGATATAATAAAAATGCAAAGATATTTGGAAGCAAATATAGAGACATTGGAAATGATATTAAAAATAATTCTTTAGGATTATCTTAATACCATGAAGATAAAGAAAGGATAATAAAGACATGCCATTATTTACAATGAATGAAGGATATGGATACAATGATATCTATTCATTAGAAGAAAGCCGTGTTACAGATGCTTTTAAGGCTTTTAAAGAAAAAGTAAAACGTCTTTTTACCAAATCTAATGAAATGGTAGCCGACTCCCAGAATGGGGTTACTAATAATGCAGCTAAACAAGAAGTAGAAAAAACTGCTAATGATATTGAAAGAGATATAAAAACTGTTGAAAGCAGTAATGAAGTTAGCAGAGAAGATCTTACTGCATTAGAAAGATTTAAAAAACGTTTAGAAGATAAATTAGAAAAATGGGATAAAGAAATTAAAGAATTGAAATTTAAAGATGAAGGTATTGGTACCAAAGTTATCAATGCTATCAAATGGGCTTTTATTCAGCTTAAGAGAATCTTTACAAAAATTCTTAAATTACTTGTATCTGCTATTTCTAAAATTTATAATAAAATTAGAGGGATAGAATAATGGGATTATTTGTATTAAGAGAAGATAATCAACCTAATCAAACACCCCCTCAATTTTCTAACGGTCAATATAAACAAGGGGACAATGGTTAAACGTCTATGAGCGTTATTATGAACAATATGGTTCAAATTACCGCTCAGGTTCAAAATGGAGAACAGGCTATCAATTCTCAAAATTCCAATCCTCAGCAAGTTACTTCTCAGATTAATGAAAAAGCTAATCAGATTATTAATTTGATCAATAAATCTTCTGAACTTAGTGGATTAGAAAGATTAAAAGTTAGATTAGAAGAAAAGATTAGATCTTTTGATGTTAAATTAAGAGCTATCAATATGAAATCTAAGAGTAATGTTGGAACTAATTTTGGTGAAAAAGTAAAATGGTTTATTCTTCAAATCAAGAAAATATTTGTAAGAATCTTGACTGCTATTGTTTCTGTAATAGGACGACTTCAGCGTACTTGGAAAAATAGATCTCTTGGTAATAATATGAATAAACTCGGGGTTAGAGATGTTAGATTTAATACCTATAAAAAAGAAGGAAACGATTACGTCGAAACATCTAGAAATGTAGCGAGTCAAGCTAAGGAAACGTTAAATAATAACATGAATAACTATAGAAACCAGTTAAGAACTAATAGAAAGTAATTTTAAATAATTGAACATAAAGTTAATACTTAGTATTCTATTTAAATTTAAGTAGAATTTATTTTTAAAAAATCATATATGAGGTGAAAATAAATGAGTTTATTTGTATTTAATGAAAATGAGCTTGATAATGTAGTTATGATGCAGAATGCTTCTCTTAGAAAAAAAGATGGCACTCCTGGAAAAGTTAATAGAAATATGTATCAACACCAACTTAATACAAATCCGGATTATGAACCCAAAAAACCTGAACCCAAGCCGGAACCTAAAGACGGTAAATTCGCTGCTTATAAGGCAAAGGTTGATGCACGAATTGCTAATAGAAAAGCTAATGATGCTTATTATGATGATATGACTGATTTTTATCAAGGAATGACCTCTTCAGGAGAAACACCTGATAATGAATTCACAGTAGTGTTTAGTTCTGCAAAAAAAGCAGCTGCAGATCCCGAAAATGTTGACGTAAATAAAGTAGAAAAAGATGTTGATAAAGCAGTAGAAGCTGTAAAAGATTGCAAAGATCAATCTTGGTTAGAAAAACAAAAAGCAAAACTTGAAGCTAAGATTAAAGAATATGATAATAAGTTTAAGAAGATGGAAGAAGAAAATAAGAAAAATGGTGGAAGCTCTATTGGTAACAAACTTAAATGGGTATTCACCAAGATTAAACAACTTTTCTTAAAACTTATCAAAGCTATCGTTTCGGCATTGGCTTCTATCCAGAATAAATTCCGTAGCAAAAAATAATCTAAATAATAATTAATATGATGAGAGAGAGAAATATCTCTCTCTCTTATTTTAAAATTAGAAGGTAATTTATATATGAGAATGTATTTTAATGAAGATACAAAAAGCGATTCTGAAGAATTAAATGGAATTATTAATGATTTTAAAAATCAAGGAAAAGAAGTAGAAGAACGTTATAGAAAACATAAGGCAACTGCACAAAAAACAAAAGCAAATATGCAGACGGAAAATAAAAAATTTGATGAATTGAAAGGCCTATTAAACCAGCATAAAAGTGATTTTGCTAAAATAGATGAGGCTATAAAATTATCTAAAACAGATCCTAAAAAAGCTAAAGAAATTTTATTATCCTTAGGGATACCTGAAGAAGAAATAGCTGCACATATCAAAGAAGTAAAAGATAAAACATTTTTAGAAAGATTAAAAGATAAATTAGAAGCAAAGATCAAAAAATGTGATCAAAGCCTTTCTGAATTAAGATTTGATAAAGGTATTGCAACAAATGTATTAAATGCTATTAAGTGGGTATTTATCAAAATTAAACAGATATTGATGAAGATAATAAAAGCTATTGTATCCGCTTTAGCATCTATACAAAATAAATTTAGATAAAGTATAGGTGATATTAGAAGGAACATCTTCTTATAATGAAGATGTACAGCCTAATGTATCAGAGGAAACACTTGAAAAGTTTAATGCTATGATGGACAGTGATGAACCTTTTAATCTAGACAGTGAAGATCCTAAACAGAGTGGTGAAAACATAGAAAAGAAAGTTAAAGATGCAGAAAAAAAATGATAGAGTCTTGTAAAAAGCATATAGAAAATTCTGATTCTGATGAAAAACTTCCTTTTCTAGAAAGAATTAAACATAGACTAGAAAATAGTTTGTCTATATGTGAAGAAAGAATAAATAAAGTAAGAAATAAAAAATATGATAATGAATCCTTTACTACAAAGATTAAAGACCAAGCAATCAAATTCTTTAATATTATCAAAAAAGGAATAATGAAAGTATTAAATGCTATCGTTAACCTTATTATAAAGGCAAAAAATTCTATATCTAAAAAATAATTTGAAAGGAAGTATAATAAGATTGGATTATTTGTAATTAATGAAGCATCTGATATGGATAGTAAAGTAAATAAAGTTGATGCTTTCATTAAAGAAGCATTAAGAGAAGCAGGTAATGTTGAAGAAGCTGTAAGAAATTTAGCCGGTTCTGTTCCGACAGATACAAAGGTTATTAATACAGCTATCGCTGTTATTACTCGCACATATACAAAAGATCTTGGTGGATTGGAAAAGATGTGCACTCAGGCTTCTAAGTATATTAAATCTGGTGATGCAACCAGTTCTGATTCTAAACATCTTTCTATCGCTCAGTCTAAAATAGAAAAATTGTTTAGCAAGATTGAAAGTAATAAGTTAAAGAATGATACAATCAAAAATCTCTTTAATCGGATTAAAGCTATTTTCAATAAGATCTATAAATGTTTTGATCGTTTACATGCTGATTTCTAATGATAATCTTATATAAAATATAGACAGATAACCTTGATGGTTATCTGTCCATTTTATTCTAAATGACAAACTTATAATATTTTATGGAGGTGAAATCGACTCTTATGCAAAAATGGAATTTTAAAATTACTGGGAAGATAGTTATTCCAGGAGTACCTTCAGATGATTTAAATATAAAACCGGAAAACTTTAAAGATCTTATTCGAATAAGTGATTATGTAAATAAGAACATGCCGACAATGTTAGCTAAAGTAAGTTTAGATAAGAACTTATTTGATATTATTATACAAAATGCAAAAAGTGCTACCATGCATTTAAAGATAGAAAAATTTAATTCATCCTCAGAATTAGATGAGCCTACTACAGAAACCTATATAGAAGATGAGTATTCTATCTTTGTTTCTAATGATATAAACTACTATAAAGAGTTGGATTATATAGATAAAGAGAATAATGGAGAAGATAGAAAAGATGTATATAAAGAAGTTTATATAGGTCTTATGAGTAAGAAGTGTATAGATTCAAATAAAGTAGTTGCTAATACTACTATGATGAATACAAATATGATGGATATTGTATCTTCATATATGACTAATCTTCATCTTCTTATTGAGCCTTTCCAATATAATAAACCTCAATCTCAATTGATAATTCCTCCTACTGATACATTGACAAGTTTAGTAGATTATCTAAATTCAATAGAAGTGTTCTACCCTACGAAGTATTTATTTTTTATAGATGAACCTATCTGTACTTATCTCATCTCTAAATCTGGTAAGGGTCTTCCTATGAAGAATGAGCAATATAATGACGTTCTTTTAAATGTAAGAGAAATAACAGACCCTAATATGATGAATGAGGGTATGGATATAGATACAAATCAAAATGCTTACTATATAGACGTATCTGTTAGTGATACAAATTATACTATAAACCATGATATATCTAAAATCATAAATAGATTTGATGCTATTATAAATCCTAGTAAAGATAATAGTATTTTAAGTTATGCTAACATTGCTAAGATGAAAGCCTATATAGATAGGATAGTATCTAAATTTAAAGTAATGATAAAGAAAATGGTAAAGAAGATGGGAAATGTCCCAGAGAAGTTAAGTAAGTGGAATGATATATTTAAAAACAATGTTTTAAACAAGGCAAAAGAATTAGCTGAATATCAAAACAAACTTACAGAAACCATAATGGGGCAAATATCTGGATTCCCAACATCTGCTGGAGCTAAACCTGGCAAAGTAACCATCAATGTTCCTATTGTTCAAAGCTCATTAACCTCTGCTATTAGTAAATATATTGGTAATGGATTATTGAATTTCAACAAGCAATATGAAAAGCTAAATAATATGAGTACTAAGTTTGAAGCCAATATAAATAAACTAACCCCTATATTCTACGACTCAGAATATCTAGATAATTATTTAAATTCTGTTACAGAGATTAATGTACAGGATGTAATAGAATCTACAAAGAATTCTATAAATAAGATAAACTCAACCTCATACTCTGCTTCTTCTCATGCAGAATCTAATATATTCTCTAAAACAAATGTATTAGATAATACAATGGATAAAGTTTCATCTATAGCAGATAAAGCAGCTGCATTTGTAAATAAGATAAAACCTATCTATGATAAATTTAGCCCTGTATTTACAGATGCTAGTACCAATATATCTTTTAATGATGTATTTGCAAATTCTAATAAGCTATTAGAAAATGTAACCGAGATGCAAGGATATATAAACAATATTAAAGGAGTTATTGGAAGCCTTAGAGGAGTTATAGGATTTATTACAGGATTTGCCAAAAACTTATTATCCTTTTTCCCTAGCTTTAACGATATTTTATCCTGTGATATTAAGAGTAAGTTTGTATCTTTAGTTACAGATGTATCTGCTATTTCTTTTACTGGAGAATCTATTTATAATAAATTATCTGATGCTGGTAAATATTTGTCTCATGGTGGCTTCTTAGACAATACAGATATGCAACTATTAAAAAATAATTTAGATAGCATTACAGATTTAACCGGTATAGGCCAAATAGGAATAGGTAGTTTTGAATCTGACATGAATGTGGGAGGTAGCTTCGGTAGTAGTAGACCTGGAACACAGATAATTGTCTCAAAGAACGATAATCCTAATGAAGTAAAGAATTTTAAAGCTGAATTAGAAAATAAGATTAATCAATTAACCATAAGCAAACATGATTTAGATCCATCTGTATTTACCCCAAATAAGAGATATGTGGTAAAAAATTATAATGCTCATGCTGATAAAGATGGGTTGTTCTTATTAAATAAAAAGACAGAGATTTATTCTAGAGAAAGTAATATCTTTAAATGTATTACCATGCTAAACTTCTCTAAGATATTAGAAAACTCTACTACAAGTAAAGCTGAGGATGCTAATACAACAACATCTATCAATAATAAAACTAATAAGCAAGATTGGTACAAGAATGCCAATAATATGACAGATAAAGATAATAAGAATATAAACGTAGTATCTAGTGAAGGTAAA